GGAGAAAGAAGATTAGTCGAATTTCTCGGTACTGCAAATATGGATAAAATTGGTGAAACTAATCAATTTTATGATATTAATGATCTTGATTTTAGTAACTGGTATGGTGATAGAGACCCATATGGTTTTAAAAATAACAAATTTGACAAATTAGCAAGCTGGTGTAAAGTCGGTATTGGTGCTGATGAATACGATGCTTTCGAAAAGGACAATCTTTATCAAATAGAAACACAATCAATTTATTTAAATGAAGATGTCGTTAACATTAAAGGAAATGAACCTCCTGAAACGCCATTAAAAGTTTGTCTTATCGATACAAATTCTGATAAAACAGTTAGACTAAGTTTTAGTACTGAACCAAAAATTTGTGATATCGGTTTAAAATCAACCAAAGATAATATTTATGTTAAATATATCGCCACAAAAGGTAAAGAATGTAATATAACCGGCGTCAAAGGTTCTATTATGTCACATAGTAACCAGTTTACAGTTACTGTTAATGGTTCTATAGTTGATGTTACAAATAATATACAATTTATCATTAATTCTGATATTTATGGTGGTGAATATTTCGAATCGCAAAACAGTATCAAAATTAATGCTCCAGCATATTTTTCATCATGTGGTAAATTAATAACAAAACACGATTTCTGTTCATATTTCCGTGGATTGACTAGTCCTATTACTGTTCAAAATGCACTTGTTTGTGGACAAATGGAAATAGAAGATAATTTATCTAGTAAAGTTGTTCATAAACTTATTCAGAATAATATTTTCTATTGTCTTATGGGTCATTTATATGTTAAAAATGGTGGTAATTGGACACCTAGAAATTTATTAACCGGAACTGATGATAGTAATAATTCGTTTACAATTTACGGTGCTGATTATCTTGACCATTTATGTGATTTTATTAAAATGCTTTATTCATATGAAGGTTACTATAATAAAATATTTAATCTTCCGGCTGATGAACAATGGATTAAAAATGCAAGGCTTATTTATGAAAATATCAAGCATAAACTTGAAATTAATAGTATATTGATGCCTATGACCCCATTCTTACAATATTTCGATATTGTAGGTACAGTTTATGTCGATCCACTAACAGATATAGCAGAATATACAAATGAAATGAAAAATATTGTATATGAATATTTGGATCAAAAGGCCGCAACTGAAAGAAAAATTTATAAATCTGAAATTATCGATTTATATAATAAACATGAAAGAACAAAAGCTGTAGATATTGATATTAAAGTTTCAGAAATTGTAAAATCAAATACGATGAAATTTAATTGGAGTGGAAGTTTTAATAGTGATTTCAGAATTTTACAAGAAACTGATTTAGATTCTTATAAAGAAAGCGCGATGGATCCAGATGGAATAGTAAATCAAAGACTTGGTTGGTGGAATAAAATCGCAATTTCTAAAATTGACCAGAATGGTAATCCTTTAACTGAAGAATTATTTAAAAACAGACAAATTGTTTATAATATCAAATTTCTTAATAAACCCACATCAAATAATACATCTATGACTATACAAACCATATCATATGTATTAAAATGTGATGTATCTTCAGACGAAAATCAAATTTATCTATATCCGACAACAGTACAACCGCAAGGAACTACTGTCAGTTATCGTTATATGAATACACGTAGTGATTATAATCCTGATACTAGTACATGGAATATGAGCAAATTAAATCAGGCAGAACAGACTGATGCAAAAAGTGCAACGCAAGATGGTATTATATCTCTTGAAATTGAAGTCGGTTCAAATGATGACTATTATTCTACATCCAATTTATCTACATATAACACTGAAGATTATATGACTAATCGAAATAAAATTAAGGATGTTCTCAATGAACTATATAAATGGCTTGAAAATTTACAAGCTGATAAACATGCAAACAGAGCTATTCCTCTACCTTATATAATAGATATTCCTGTTCCAATTAATGATTCTGGTAAAAAAGCAGAAGACCCTAAAATTGTTGAAACCCGAAACGAAAACATTATTCGTAAAGGCAACCTGATAACAATTAATGAAAAAACATTATCAGAACAAAGTTTCTGGAATTATTTTGTTCCTAACTTTATCTTAACTCCAATCTATTCAAAAACTGGTGACGGACGTTCTGCTATAGATGAAACTACGGAATATGACGCTAATGAATGGAAAGCTGCTACTAAAATGATAATGGACATTTATGCATTGATTAAAGTTGGAATTTGTGATTCTATACTAGATGAGAATAATAATATTGTTAACTTTAGCACTGACTTAGAATTACCAATATTATTTAATAAAATTAATGTAAAATATAAACAAAATTAAATATAATAAAAATTAAAAAATCCTGTAGTTTTCTACAGGATTTTATTATTTAATAATTTTTAATCACCCATCCATTAAACTCTTGCGGATTAGCTATAAATGATGCATTTTCTTTTGATGGTTCTATTACTATTTCTTTACATGTTGTTTGTTCTTCAGTTCCAATATCTGCAATTTTATTAAATCTATTATTTCCAATTGCATTTCCATTAATTGTTGTATATACACCTTCATTTTCATAAAAACATAATTGCGCACAATTATAAGCATTAAATCTAATACTTGGAATTTGTTTATTTAACCCATTATAATTAGTTGATAAATATGGTAACCAAGTTAAAAATAATTTTATATCATTACGCGCTCTTCTAATTGGATCGTACCACCAAAAAGTATTAAATATATTTATTTCTAATTCTGAAAAATCCCACGATGTAATATCAGTTCCATAAATAATTCGATTCTGATTTTGATAACGTAGATCTGAATAACCTGTAGCTGTACTATTACTAATATTTTCATTATTAATTATATTTTCATATTGTTCAGCTGCAAAAATGTCAGATAAATGAACAGTTTGATTATTATAATTTACATAATAACCGTCTCCTGATATTGCCGTTCCTGATGTTAACCATGGCGAAGAACCATCAGTATATACGAATGCTGGTTTATTTTTAAATAAATCAGTTAATATAGTATTCATATATTGATGTGATTTTTCAGTTCCTATAATTTTTATATCAGAAACACCCCAACTACTAATACTATCACCACTGATTAATACATCAACTTTTATTTTATGATATTCAGGAATATCTTTATACGATAATGATATAGGTTCCGTAAAATTGCTATTATAAAAATTAATTGATGAAGGTGTTAGTGTTACCGATGCGGTAGTATTATTATCTATAGCCGTCATAGATAATGCACTTGGTTGTAATTTTGCCGTACTTCCATCACTTATTCCATAATTACTATTAAAAATAGTTAATGCATTACTATCCGTATTATAGGCTAATTCGTTAAAGCTTTGTCCAGAACTTTTAATATACCAATTAATAGCACTATTATTATCTGCATAATATAATGACGCAGTTGCTGGATTACTAGCTGTACTATCAGGCTTTAAATAAAAACCTTGAGTAGCGCTAATTTTATCACTTTTAATATTATTTGACGTTATAGAAGATACTGATAAATTCGTAACATTAATACCGGCATCACCGCCGAGTGCGATAGTTTCCCGTCCATCCTTAAATAATTTTATTACACCAGATTCTGGATAGAATTCTAAGGCATTTTGTCTATTATTATCATCAGTTCCAATACCATAAATAACCTTTGGTCCTTCAACTGGAATGTTATATTTACCCAAAATTAATTGTTCATTAGTACCTGCAGCTTTTAATCCTTCATGACCTAGCAATATATTATTATGAGAATGTGTAGTAATAACATGTTTAGTTCCGCCAAGAACCAAATTACCAGAACTATGAGCATCAATTTCATTAAAATCAGTTCCGATTAATGTGTTTTTAACTGCACTGGTTGTAATATTATTTCCTTGCCCATGAATTAATACGTTTGAATTTGCATAATCATTAATTATATTATAATCACTATTAATCAATAAATTATTTAAATTTGCATCTACTTTATTATTTGATGATTTAATTAATACATTTTCTGTATAAGTAACCATTTCATCTTTATTTGTAGAAATATTATTTTGTGAAAATAACATTTTATCAATATTATTTTCATTTAAAATATTATTTTCTAATCCAAAAATATCTACTGCATAATTATCAACTGAGCAAGTATCTATTCTAAATAATGGAGATTCATCGCCATTACCACTTAAAATAATATCTTCAAAATACGGATTATTAATATATGCTGTTTTTTCTTTACCTTTTCCTTGTAAAACAAATTTTGTACTATATGCTGTAAGTGGCTGATTTTCTAAATTTAATGGTTTTTGTATAGTTGTAAATACTAATTGATCCCTATACTTTTTATCATCTTCTTCTTTATTAACAATATGAAGCAATGCTGCCGGATTTAATTGATTTTCCAATTCATCGGCTGCAAATGGATCTGCGACCATTAAAGTTTTTGTTGTCGCGATAGCACCCTCGGTACTAAGATTTAAATCATCTATTATAGTTTTATCACCGGCAATGGACATACTTACACCGACATTAGGCATAGTTTTAAGTCCATTATTGACTAAATTAATTTTATCAGAAATTTCTTTAATTTCATCATTTACAATAAAACTTACATCGTTATCTAAATCATCCAATGTAAATCTTATTTTAAGTTTTGTAGCAGTAAATTTATTTTGTTCTGCAAGTAATTGTAAACCGCCAGTAAAAACTTTACTCGTTTCATCATATGCACCTTCTAATTGTGCGATACCAACAATAACCGGTTTTTGTGTATTTGCTACATTAAATGTAGCATCATTTGTTTCCGCATATTGTTTACCTAACAATATAATATGGCTAAAAGCAATATCATGTTTCATATCCCATGAAATTGCAGTTTTATCTAAATCTAATTCATATGTTCCATAAACACGGTTTGCATTATCCATTATTTCTTGTGATGGAATATAATGGACAGGAAGAGTATTTTTTGCAATATTTTCAAATTGTGTAGTATATTCATCCAAATCATCTATATATAATTTTTGATTATCCAAAGAAATATATGAAACATTATTCATTGCAAGAATAATACCATTATTAATAGAAAGATCATCAAGTGTTAAATTTCCATATTTATCATATAATTCGCTATATAATTCATCAGATTGAGCGATTACTGGTTCTAATCCCTGTACTAAAATTGCACCTAAAATTGCAAATCTAATACCATTAAGTTGAGATATTAAGGAACATCTACCTTCATTTGTAAAAATAAACTTATTTTCAATACCAGCCATATTTTTTAAACCTTATTATTGATTTTATATTATTTATAAATATTTAACGATGAGTTACGATTGTAAAATATGTGGAAGACACTATGAAGACGCTATGTCTTTTGCCCTTCATATCAAAAATGACCATAAATTAGGTATGCAGGAGTATTATGACAAGTTTATCAAAAAAGAAGGTGAAGGTATTTGTAAAATTTGCGGAAAACCAACTACCTATAATGGTTTAAACAAAGGTTATGCAGAATATTGTTCTACAACTTGTAGTAATAAAGCACCAAAACAACAAGAATATACAGAATTAAAATGTGAAATCTGCGATATGATGATTTCTGCGGATTCAGCTAATGCGGCGTCAAAAAAGTTTAATAATCACTTGAAAAAAGAACACAACATCTATAATCCTAAGCTCTATTATGATACTTATGTCAGAAAAAAAGATGAAGGATATTGTCCAACATGTCATAAAGAAACAACATTTATAAGTATTATTAGAGGTTATGAAAAATACTGTAATGATTCTACATGTATGATTGCTCACCAAAAAACTTTAAAAGATGACCCAAATACAAAACTTCATAATATGTTAAATATTAGAAGTATGATGAAGAAAATTGCGGATGCAATTTCTGAGAAATATAACAATTTCTTAAAATCAGAATCTAAAAAAAGTTTTGGTGATGTTAGAACTGACCCAATTACGCATAAAACTGTAAAAAGTACTAAACAAATTGCAACTATTGATGGAACACCTACAGAATTGAAGACTGAAATTTCATCTTCGACTCAACAAGATCCATATTTAGGAACACAAAGAATGTATAGACCTAAACAAGAATCTTGCACTTATAATACTCACTGTGATGAAATAATCGATGATGGAAATTCTATCGATGAGACTGAATGGTGTCATTAAAATTATAAATATTGTATGGAAAAACTCTGGGAAAGATTTTTTTATGCCTTAGAAGATAAGAATAGTGTTTCTGGTTTACAACGTTTAGTAAACAATGCCGAAACTATGTCTGCATATTTTGAAGCAAATGGAATATTAACAGAAGCACGAGAAACGCTTTATTCTTTAAAAACACATAATAAAAAAATAAATTTAAGTACACATAATAGGGATATTGATAATGTTCTTGTTTTTGTTTTTCTTAAATCTATTACAACTATTCCAACTACAACAAAGGCCTATAAATTAGGACTTATTGATCGTAATGGAAAATTGATAAGAAATCCCAAAACCCAGGAAGAACATAACGCAATTTCTAATCTTGATTTATTAATGTTCAAGCTTAGAGAATGGTTACGTCCAAAAATGTATTGTTTATCGTCTGTCAATTGGATTAGAGGATTATATAAAGATAAAAGAATTCAAAATTATCTTTTAAATTCTGAAATAATTTCTAAACAATATGTTGTCAGACAGCTAAACAGTGAGTTAGACACTATATTAAGGAAGCATTAATATGTTTTTTCCACCACCAAAACCATATTGTCCAGAATGCGAACGCTTACGTCAAACCGAAAAAGAAAAATATGGTTTCAATATAGTAATCGGTTGTTATTATTGGACAAAAATCCCGGAAGTAAAAGCATGTTGTCCAGTTAAAGTTCAAGTAGTAGAATCCACTGCTAAAACTGTTACAGTAACTATTAAAAACAAAACATTTACAAAAGATAGAACAGAATTTCTTAAATCATCATGGCAAGATTATGACTCTTTTTAGTAAAAATTTTGAATTAACCGAAAAATACTTAAATAAACTTTTTGATGCACTTAACAATATTTATTTTGACAATGCATTAATAAAAATACCTATTAATATTATTGAAAATAATGAAGTTAATGGTTATTTTAAATTCGATGTCGATTTTCAAAATAAAATTTTAAAAAATCCAAGAATTGAAATTTCTAAAACACATAAACGGCCGTATGAAGCATTGGAAAAAACATTACTTCATGAAATGATACATTATAAAGTTTTTTTAGAGCTTACGGGCGATGAGATCAATTCTGCATTTAATGCTTATAATAATAAAAATATAGATTTATTCAATAAAATATTATATTTAGAAAACTATGCACATGAAAATAAATGGAATTTTTATGTAAATGATATAAATAATAAGTATAATTTAAATATAAATTAGGTTTTTATGACATTAGATGAAGCAGTTGAAATTCTCAAAAATAATGGTTATAAAGTTTTAGAAGAAGATTTTGGAATTGGTATAAGTGCACCACTTGGCGCGGACCAAGGAATTCCACATGGCGGTGATTGTAAAGGTTGCTGTCCGCAACGTATGGGATTATTATATCAACGTTCACCTTATAGTATTAATCCTCTTTATAAAGGTGTTCCTGATGCGCATCACCCAAGTTACTGGTTAAACCAGATCCCGAAAAAGAAGAAAAAGAAAAAATTAAAAAAACGCAGATTACGCGAAGGTGTCGAACTTGTTGCAACAATAAAAAATTTTGAAAACTCATGCTGGAATCTTTATGCAAAATTTTTTAAAAATAGTGTTAAAAATTTAAAAGAAACAAATAACGATTTTAAACTTGGATTTGAATCTTATGATTATCCGCCAACTAGAGCTGCAAGTGCTGGACGAATCGCAAGGCAAATAAGCATTCATCTTTCTGATTTCGATAAAACTATTGAAGATTGTTTAATAAAATTTAAAAAAGAACTTTATATATTAAAATCTTTATTCATTAGTGAAGAGCAATAGGAAACTTTAATGGAAGATATACGTAAAGAACAATTAAATATTCTTTTAAATTGTATCAAAAAAGTAGTAAGTAATAAAAACTGTCCTGAATGGATTGCTCGAGATCTTACCATTGGTGTCAAAAATGCAAAAAGTATAAATTCTGAAAATATTACAAGCCGAACCAATGCTATAGAAATTGACGAAACATATCGTCCATTTGAAATAAATGATAAAGTAGTCAGTAACGTAGAAGGTGACGAATGTATTTATCAAATAATCGGACAATCCGATCCAATAAATAATATAAATTTATTTACAATAAAAATAATAAAGGGAAATAAATCTAATCCGCCCGGATATATTGTATATAATGTTCCTGAAACAATATTATTACATATAAAGGAATAATAAAATGAGTAAAAAAATCAATACAAAACATAAAAATTTTTTAGAGAATTTAAAAACTATAATACAAAAACGTTATATACCAGTAAATAATAATTATAGTACACAAGATCTTCAGCATCAGTCACTTATTACCAATGAACCGGTTCAACCGATTATACCAGTACGTAGAAAAAAGTATCAAAGAAGACATATCAATAATAATGTTTCTTTAGATACTTTTGAAAAAGAATATTTAGAATTTATTTCTAAACTAAAAACACAAAAAGAACAAGAAAAAATAAATGAGGTTACAAATGTTCCTGAAACAGATGTTGAAACAACACAAACAATTGAAAAAACTCAGATTGTTGAAAATAAGTCTACGGAAACAAGAAAGAAGAAAGAGGTGGTTGAAACAGTTCAGGAAGAACCAATAATTGAAGAAGAGACAGAATCTCCAGTTTATCCAGATGATGGAAAAACTGAAGGTGAAAAGTCTGAACTTCCAGAATTTGACTTAAACTAAAAAATATTTAATAAAATAAAAAACCGGTTTTTAAACCGGTTTTATTTTTATACTTTAGTATCAAGTTTTGTAAGAATATCTCGTGTCGTATTAAGTTCGCCTTTTTTAGTAGCAATGTCTTGCTTAATATTATCGCGTTTCTTGATTAATGGTTCTTTCAACTTTCTAATTAAATAATTTTTTGTCTTAATTTCTAATTTTTTTGCAATCTTTTCGATTATAAATATTGCATTTTCCACATTATCAAAATCTAAATCTTCTTCATTAAGTAAAAAACCATTAAAAATTAATTCAACATCATTCTTTACTTTTTCAATTTCAATAAGTTGTTCTTCACTTAATGTTTGAATAACTGTTGCAACAGTTTTCATAATATCCGTAATATTGAACTTATTATTAATTGATGCATCTTTAGATAATGTAACATCATTCGGATCAGATTCGCCCTGATTAAATTCCGGGTCTGGTTCATGAGAACCATCAGTTAAAGCTGGATTTTCATCTGGATCTTTATCTTCATCATCTTCGCCATTGATACCACCTGCATCTCCATTACCTTCACCACCAGCGCCAGCACCAGCAGCACTACCACCAGCACCGCCTCCCATATTAGTTCCAAACGGGTCACTACCAGCATCATTACCAGCATCACCACCACCAAATGGATCAGCATTTGCATCACCGCCGCTAGTATCTCCGCCATCAACATCACCACCGCCTGCAAATGGATCATCTTCTTCGGTTATGATTCTAGTTTCTTCAAAATCTGACTCTTCAGTTAAAAAATTAGAAAAACCGAAATTACTACCGAGCTTAATCGGTTCAGTTACGGCATCTAACATTTCTTTAATATTTTTCATAATTGCATTCCTTAAATCTTAAAGACTTCGTTAATTCTGTCTTTAATCATTTCTTTATTTATACTACGAATATTTGAACAAGTCAAATAATTGAAGAAAACTCTTGCAGATTTTGTATTTTTCTTAGTTAAAAGATCATAAAGCCCACATTTATCGCCCGTTAACAGCATATTTACCATTAATTCCATTAAATCTGTAAGACGATCAATAGAAATTTCCTTTTCCTCTTTAGTATAAGTTTTGAAAACCTTATCAAAATGTTTTTTAAGAAATTCTTCTCTATGTTCTATCTTGTAATATACTGAAAATAACAATTTTACCTCTACGACAAATCAAAATCTGGATGTTCTACTTGAACTGCTGGTATATCTAATTTTTTCATTACTTCGTATTGTTCTTTTGGATTAAATATATATGTATTATTTTGTGTAATCTGTCCAGGGGTATTGTTTCCATTACTCTTACCAGCAAGTCTTTTTTCGGCAAGTCTTTCTTTACTTGCTAATGCTTTTTCTTTAAATTCTTCATTAGATTCAATAACCTGATAATTTGTAATGTCCTTACAAAGTTCTTTTAATTGTTGAACATTCTCTCTGACAGATTTAGAAACCGTTGCATAAACGGCATATAAATTTGGAGTTCCACCGCCATTTACAATCATGTCTTTTAAAGATTCCATGACTTCGCGGTCAGATGCAATCAAATCTTGAAGTTCGGCTTTAATATATTCTTTATCTTCAATAGTATATTTTTGTGTTTTTATACCTTCTTTGACTTCTTCAATCTTTTCATTAGCAGTTGAAATCACAGTCTTAACCTGTGATTCTGCTTCTTCAATATTGAATTCTTCTTTTAAATTATCAAAAACTCCCATAAATTCAAATATAGTAAATTTATTTAAATATATTTATATTAATAATTTATTCCGATTTCTTCTTCTGTTAATACCTTGAAAACAAAACCGTGTTCTCTACACCATCTACGAGCTGCTTGCCACTTAGAGTTATTAACTCTTAGAACATTACAACGTTCTTGCCAAGCATTCAATGCTCTTTGACTTCTGACTTTCGGTGGATCAGGATAAAGAATCTGACCGCATTCATCAAGTCTAGGCATTTGAGATTTCGGTTTTACTTCAAGTATATATTTTACTATTTTACCAGTCTTTTCTTTACAAACAAAATAAAAGTCGGTAATATAAGTATGTTGCTTACCATCAACTTCCGATATATATGGAACTTTTAAAACTTCTGAACCCCATTCAAGTATTGAATCATACTTATCACAGAATTTCATGAATTTTAATTCCCAACTACTACGATATGTAATCGTATTACATGTACTACCCATAGAACCGTTAATATTTATGCATTTTTCTGGCC